AGCCACATATGCTTAAAGCAGACCTTTATCGTATTGGAAAATACGCTATGGAATTATACCAAATGGTAGACCAGTTTGAAGGTAAAGGTGAGGTTGATTTTCCTCATTGGTGGCAAGCTAAAATTATCAATGCTAAATCTTGTTTAGTAGGTGCTAAACATTACCTTGATTTTGAATTAAAAGAACCTCAAATCGATGCTATGGTAGACATTGCGGCTGAAGAAGATGTAATTGATGAAGGCTTACCTAAAGGCTTTTGGGCTAAAAAGATTCCTGGTGGTTTAGACGAATCATACGAAACTTTAGTTAAAAAAATTAAGTCCCAAGGCAAATCAGAAAAAGCAGCTAAAGCAATTGCTGGAGCTGTTGCTTCATACAAAGCAAAAGGCGGTGGAAAAGGTCCAACTGCTAAACAACGTAAATAATGACGCAAGACGAATTAAAAGAGAAAATCAAGATACTTGTTAAAAAAGTATACAAGCCTGTAGACACACAGACTCAGGATACAGTAACCTTAGATGCTCCTAAATTCCCTGTGTTAGAAAAATTTCCAACTTTAAAAGAAATTATTGTTAACTTATTAACAGACCAATACGAATTATTTATAACAGATATTCAGTGGGTGGCTCCAAAACCAACCACTTTTCGTGTTATACTTGGGAATGGTGAAACTTTTATGTTAACTTACTCCCCACGAAGTTGGATTGCTCAAATTGAAGGTAAAAAATATTACTTATTAAATTTGAGTGAAGAAGAATCAGCCACAGAAGCTATCGCTCGTATTTTATCTTATGGAATGCAAGAAGAAGCAGGAGCAGAAGCTGAAGGAGGCGAAATAGCAGCCGCTGAAACATCTGCTACAGAAGAAGAACCAGCAGCCGCTGAAGAAGTACCAGCAGAAGCTTAATAAATCATGGCCGAACTAAATACATATGGTGATTTAAAAAAACTTATTAATGGTATTAGTAAGCGTCAAAAAGGTGAAAAAATACTTTCTAAAGGAAAAGAATTTGCTTTAGACCAAGTATTAGGATTAATTCCAGGAGCTTCAAATGCTAAAACAGCTTTTGATTTTATTAAAACAGCAGTAGGAAAACCAGATACTAAAAAGACAAACACTTGGTTAGACAAACTAGATGTTGACGATGAAATGTCAGCTATTGTAGATGATACTGTAGAAAATGGTTTTATGCAATCTATGGCCAAATCAATAGAATCAGAACCTGATGATAAAGCATTAGAAGATGATTTTAACATGAATGCTAAAATGGTTGACTATCTTAAAAAAACATATGACGGTAGAACAGTTGCTGGTATAAAAGAAAACAAAATGAAAAAATCAGACTTAAAAAAATTAATTAGAGAACAAATTTTAGAAGAAGCTGAAGCCACTCCTACTGTTCAAGGTCAGATAAAAACCGAATTATTTAAAAAATTAGGAGTAGCAGATTTTGATCCTGGTAAATTTTCTACAACAATTAATTTAGTAAAACAAAATAAATCATTAAATACAGCCGCTAATAAAGTATTAGCAGATGTTATGATTGCTATGATTAAAACAAGTGATGATAACTTGTTAAATCAAATATTTTCTAACTTAAAACAAATCGAAGCCAAATAAATGGACGTACTAGATATATTTTTTAAAAAGTTCTCTTATAAATTTGATAAGGGATATCCTGACATGAATAATGAGCAGGATATTTTGTTGCTTGAATCGTTGTTAAATAAATTAGGAATAAATTTAAAAGAAGGAAAAGCCGAAGATAAAGTAGAAGCAAAAGAAATTTTAAAAAGAGAATTAAACTTATCTGATTCTGATTTTAAAGATTCTGGGTTAAATTTTTATGTTTTGGTTCCTGGAAGAGAACGTCTAGCATTTGTTGATAAAATAGAAAATATAGATACAGGAACAGATAAAAAGTTTGAGTATATTTCAACCCCAACCGCTTTTTCTTCAATTGGATACTTTAATTATGGTCAATCCAAGTTTGGAATTAAACCAGGAGAAAAACAAGGCACAGGTGCCCCTGGACTTGGTAATGAAGATGTATTTGTTAATGAGATTAATAAATTTTTAGAAGATGGTCCTAAAGATGTTAAAATAGTAGCTGGAGATAAAACTTTAGTTTTCAAGGACGTTACTCAAGTAATGGGAACTGGATTATCTACTGGTGACTACTCTAAATCAGATGCTAATTTTTATGATGGAAATAAAGATTTAGGTGGAGTATCTCTAAAAAAAGACAATGCTATTTACTGGGAATCAGCTGATGTTAGATTTAAAGATGAAGTAAAAAATCTAGTTGATGCTATTATAAGTGGTAAATTAGGCGATGAAGTATCATATGTTCCTTTAAAAGATGCTAAAGGTAATCCTGATCCTGTTGTTATAAAAATGTATAATAAAAAAGAAGATAAACCTATAGCAGGAGTTATAGTAGATGATCTTCCTGAAACAGAAGTTGAGCAGGTTATTTTTGGAAATGATAATGTTCCTGTTGTTATAAAAACTTACAGACCAAGTGATTTTAAACTTGAAGGAGATACTATTGTAGTTAACGCTACTAAAATCTATAAAACATTAGATGATGTTGAAAAAGATAATGCTTTACCAGTATTAAATATTCGACATGATAAAACAAGAAGAATAACTCGAGGTTTAAGAGCTTTATTACAAACACAAAAATCAGTTTTTAAAGATGGAAACATAAAAGGTAGTAATGTTAGAATACCTTATTCATCTTTCAATTAATATTTATAACTATGGACTTAAAAAAGTTAGTTAAAGAAGCTTTAGATAACAGAAATTGTTGTCAAGCCACAAAACCAAAAAAGTCGTTTATATTAAATGAAAGCGCTGCTCCACGTGAGATATTGTCTGAGGGTCTTAAATATCATATAGACAATAATAAGCCGCTTACTGAGCACTTATATCGCGCTGGATCCGACAAATATTTTAACTTGTGGGCAGAAGCTCGTTCATTTTATTCTCGTAATATTATTGAAGTTACTAACGATGATGATTTAGCTATCTTAACCGAAACAAATTTAGGTGAATTTGGTACATTAGAAGATGGTACTCGTGTTCCTTTAGATTTCATTATGGAAGATGAATACCTTGATTTAAATGAATTCCCATTTGAATATAAAGGATTCAAATACAATGTAGAAGATACAGGAGGAATGGTTAATGATAGAGGACAAAAAGTATGGCAAGTCTCAATCCAGGATAGAGAAGGAGATATAGAAACAACAACTGTAAGAGGCTCAAGTAATAGAGAAGGACATCAAGAAGCCAAAGATTTCATAGAAAATGAATTATTACCTTACTATGGCTTAAATGAAGCTAAAAAGAAATCACAAAAGAAAGATCCACCAATTGGGAAACCAATGCGTTCATCCTCAGGCGGTAAAGCTTACAAAGTATATGTTCGCGACCCTAAAACCAAAAAAATTAAAACAGTACGTTTTGGTTCAGGGGGTTTGAAGGCAAAAATTAATAATCCTAAAGCAAGAGCAGCTTTTGCTAAGCGTCATAAGTGTTCGACAAGAAATGATAAAACAAAGGCATCATATTGGAGCTGTCGTTTACCCAGATATGCTAAATTATTAGGATTAAAATCATCATTTTCAGGATTTTGGTAATATGATTAAACTATTAGATATATTAAACGAATCTCCTCAGAGTGAGTATCCTCCATACATGTTTTCTCCGGTAGGATTTGGTTGTCACGTTTGTAAATACCATTACATAGAGGGAGAAAAACATATGTGTTCTAACAAATATTACCAAAAATATATTTCAGAACAATTTCCTAAATTAGAGGATTCTGCTGAATTAGTAGATAATAATGGGGAACCTATTAAAGATCCTTCAAAATGGTGTTCAAACTGGTTTATGCCTAAAGGTAAATGAGACCCTACAAAGATATAGAAGTCACTGATTCTTATGTTATAAGAGAATTTGATGAAAATATCGATCCTATAGAACTTTTATGGCATCGTGACGATGAAGATAGAATTATAGAAGTTCTTGAAGCAGGGAAAGGATGGCAAATTCAATTAGATAATGACCTCCCTTGGGAACTAGAACCAAACATGTCAATATGTATATTAAGACATGAGTGGCACCGAGTTTGGAAAGGCAAGGGAAAACTTAGGTTAAAAATAAATTTATAGACGGATTCATAGCCCGTCGACAAAACTTTAAAAAAATGACAGCTGTGGCGTCACCAAATTTGGAGACGTCACTTTTTTTATTTATATTAACGTGTTAAAAATATGGCAAAGAAAATCGTAATTGTAGGAGCAGGTGTAGCAGGTGTCAATGCTGCAACCAAATTAGTTGACAATGGTTTCCCTGGAAAAGACATTACCATTATTGATATGGGTAATGATCCTTATAAAAGGAAACCCGAGGAAGTAATGACTGGCTTTTTGGGTGCCGGTGGATGGTCTGATGGTAAATTAACTTATCACACAGCAATCGGTGGTCAATTATCTAAGTATGTTGGTGAGAAAAAAGCAATATCTTTAATGGACGAGGTAATCAACAACTTTAAACGATTCCATCCCAAGCCAGAGGAAGTACAATGTTCAAATCCAGTTGAAGAACCCGATTTTATTAAACCATATTTCGGTTTGCGTTTGTTTCCAGTATGGCACGTTGGTACAGATTATCTACACGAGATTGGTAAAAATTGGTACGATTATTTGGTTTCAAAAGGCGTTGAGTTTATATGGAATGAAAAAGTATTCAAGATTGATTTTGAGTCTCGCCTAGTATATTTTACATATAAAAACCAATTAGGTGAAGGTGCAGTTGAATATGATGAATTGATTTTTGGAGTAGGCAAATCAGGTATTGACTTTGCTCAAGAATTACAAGATGAATACCATCTAGAAACAGAACCAAAATCAGTACAAATTGGAGTACGATTTGAGGCACCACAAAAACACTTTCAAAAACTAATTGATGTTAGTTACGATTTTAAATTGTATCGCAAATTCGAAGATAAAGGTGTTTCACTTCGTTCATTCTGTACAAACAATAATGCTGCCTACGTTGCTGTAGAAGAAACTTATGGAGATCATAGTTACAACGGTCATGCTAAAAAAGATGAAGCATATCGTAACAACATGACTAATTTTGGTATCTTGATGGAAATTAATGGTATTAAAAATCCATTCGAATGGTCACGCAATGTAGTTAATAAACTACAATTTGGTGGAACTGGTTTGTATTATTCTCCTTCTCGTGTTCCTTCTAAAACATCTGAGGGTGGTAAAGTTAGTGCTTTCCAAATAGATAATTTGAATGGTGTAAAACACGTAATGGGTGAGTATTGGAACTATATTGAAGATTTTATTGAAGATATGAAAAAAGTATTCCCAACACTTGGTGATGATTGGGGTGTTTATATTCCTGAAGTAAAATATTTGTCACCTGAACCACTTGTTTATGATAGTGATTTGGCTTTGATTGATTACCCAAATGTTCACTTTGTAGGAGATGCTCTATCAGCTCGTGGTATTACAGTTTCAGGTGCTCAAGGTATTTTATCTGTAGAAAAATTTATTAAACCAATGGATCATTGGGCTGATGAATGGGATAATCATACAGGAGATATGGTACATTTTAGATAATTTGGAGAATTTAAAAAAAGATATTATATTACAATCATGACCACAAAATACGAATTTAGTAAAAAACTAAGAAAAGCAGATGGTACTATTGCCTATGTTTGGGAAGGAAAACTTCACAATTGGGAAGGCCCTGCTTATATTCCTGAAGGTGATAATCGTAAAAGAGAATATTATATTCACGGAATCAAATATACAGAAGATGGCTGGAAAGAAGCTCGTCGTAATCGTGAAGGATTACCATGGTTTAAAAATCCAGCAATGACAAATCAAAGATCAGCAGGATAATATGAAAATAGGATTATGTGGAACAATGAGTGTAGGTAAAACTACATTAGTAAATGCTTTAAAAGAATTACCTGAATTTGCAGACTATAATTTTGCAACTGAACGTTCAAAGTATTTAAATGATTTAGGTATTCCATTGAATACTGATTCAACATTGAAAGGTCAAGTTGTGTTTTTAGCAGAAAGAGCAGCTGAATTAATGAATGAAAATATTATTACAGATAGAACTGTAGTTGATGTTATGTCGTTTACTAAAGCAGCTAAGTCAATTAATTATTATGAGGCTGAATCATTTTGTGATTTAGCTAAAAACTTGTTACCTGAATATGATTATTTGTTTTATGTTTCTCCTGTAGGAGTTGAAATGGAAGATAATGGTGTTAGAGAAACTGATTTAGAATATAGAAATTTAATTGATTTTACTATTGGATTAAATTTACAGAAAAATAAACATCGTATTAAAAATTTACATACATTATCAGGTACAACTGAGGAACGTATTGCACAAATGAAAGAAGTAATTTTTGGCTAATATTTATAATCATGAAAAAATCTGATTTAAAAGCAGAAATTAAAGAATATATTGTAGAAATCTTGTCTGAAGAAGGTACTATTACTACTGAAGATCCTAAAAAAGCAGAAGAATTATCTAAAAGAGGATTAGATGTTAACTTAAAAGAAGATGAAGATAGAGAACCTACTAAAGCTGAACTTGAAAAAGAAAAAGTAAAAGGTGCTCCTTCTAAGTTTAAGGTTACAAATTCTGAATTTGAAGATTTTAAATCTAGACTTTCTACATTAGTTAAAAAAATTAAAGGAATGGAAAAAGGAGCTGAGCGTGATAAAAAAATGGCAGCCCTAAAACAATTTATAAAAAAACCAGAATTAGTTAAAGCGTTTAAAGAAAGAGACGTTAAAATTGATACTGGTGGGTTAGTAGGATAAAATGAAAAAATATATTTTACAAGGGGTTGTAATATGGGGAGCGATAGGTTTGCTATGGTTCCTTTTTATTTACAATAACTCTAAAGTATCCAATAAAGAAAAATATTATCAAGATAAAATTGATTCATTACAAATCGAAATTGGGCTAAACAAAAGTAAAATAGATTCATTATCAGCAGCTAAACTAGTTCTTGATTCAATGGTTGCTGTTGATAAAGCAAAATTAACCGAAGTTTCTAAAAAAGCAGAAACCTATAGAAAAAAATATAATGAAGAACATAATCGTATTTCTGATATGTCTGATGATGATATCATCCGCGAGTTCACAGCAGCTTTCCAGTGATTCAACTGTAATTGTTCCTGTTAAAACTTTAAAAAACGCTCTATATATAAAGATCGCTTATGACAATTGTCACAATGAACTTGAAGTAGCTAGAGATTCTGTCCGTTTACAAGATAGTATTATTATTAATCAAGATGCTACTATTTCTGTTTTAGTAGATCAAGTTGATCTTTTTAGAGCAAATGAACAAAACTATGAAGGAATACTAGGTTATAAAGATAGTATTATAGAAGTAAAAAATAATGAAATAGAACATTATAAGGGAAGCGCTAAGGCGGCTTGGTTAATTACAGGCTTAAATACTATTGTTTTTCTTATACTCTTAATATGAGTCAACCCGATTTAAGACAAATAATCAGAGAAGAATACTTAAAGTGTGCCCAAGATCCAGCTCACTTTATGAAAAAATACTGTAATATTCAACACCCACAACGTGGTAGAGTATTATTTAATTTATATCCATTCCAAGAAAAAACATTACGTTTATTTAGAGACAATCCTTATTCGATTGTACTCAAATCTCGCCAGTTAGGTATTTCAACATTAGCCGCTGGTTATTCATTATGGTTAATGTTATTTCATAAAGACAAAAACGTACTCTGTATTGCGACAAAACAGGAAACAGCCCGTAACATGGTTACAAAGGTAAAGTTTATGTTCGATAACTTACCTTCATGGTTAAAAATAACAGCAGAAGAAAATAATAAATTATCATTACGATTAAGTAATGGATCTCAAATTAAAGCCACTTCCGCAAGTAGTGATGCTGGTCGTTCAGAAGCAGTATCTTTGTTGATTGTGGATGAGGCAGCATTTATTGAACAAATTGGAGAAATATGGGCATCAGCACAACAAACACTAGCCACGGGTGGTGGAGCAATAGTACTTTCAACACCGT